TACGAATGCCTCCAGCACTATAATTTTTCCTACGATTCTTTTTCTTTGTCCGTGCCATTTATAGTTTCCTCAGTACGACCAGATAGCGGGAGAAGGATATTTATCTTCTGCCATATCTAAATGTATAAAACGTCCTTTACCTTTTTGATTTACACCTATTCTTTTTATGCCATATTTTATGGCTACTTCAAGAACCTTTAAAGCTTTATCTCCGCTTACGGCTACATCAACTGCACAACCTGTAGTGTGTGCGCCTACACGAGACTTAGAAGCCTCTATAGGGTGTTCAATGCACCTATACCCAGAACTAATAACAAAAGGAAAATTACATTCTTTTCTAATGTTATTTAAAACCTTTAAAAATTCTTCATCAAATTTGTACTTACCACAGTGTTGACAAGCTAATTCTTCTTCTGTAAAATAACTCATTCTTTTTTACCAGTACCTAAGAAGAGTCCAAAAGATCCTGTCAATGCTCCGGTCATCACGCTAACTAAGCCTGCTTGCTCTAGAGTGGGTGATGAGATACCCATAAACCACTCAACAACACGATAAGTCATAATAAGCATAGCCACCATTAAAAGCCGTGGTACTACTCGCCACTTATCTAATTCTTCAGGCTTCATGTTTTTTTCAACTTCATTAATTTATCAGCTCCTCTGATACCAAAACTTGCGCTTACAGCAAGAAAGAGAAGATATTGATACCAATCCGGTAAAGTATCAAGTGTATTAAAACTACTACGCACCCGATCAACAATACCGGGATCATCAACAACAACAGAATATCCCAAACAAAATAAAGGGACTGCCAACACAATTGTCCAAAACTCATCTTTCCAGCTTGATGCAGAAGCGTCAGCCATTTTGCTTTCCCAATCTGCATCATTTTGGATAACCCGTAGTTTAGCTTGGTGTTGTGCCTGTGACTGCTCATGCTTGTTGTTTAAATAACCCCCAACAAGGTTAGCAATTGGCCCCAATAAAACCTGTAACATTTAGTTGCAGGTCACTACGATTTTGTTGTTTGAATCTGTAGTAATCGTACAGCCGCTGTTTTTCAGTATGTCTTGCATAATTACATCGCTTTTATTGAGGTAGGAAAGCCAATCTTCGTTAGTCTCATGGATGCCTAGCATTCCTTGAATACCCAAAGTCTCAGCAGTATCAAGACCATTGGTGCCAAGAGTCACAAGATTTGTCATACCAGCAATACCAACATTAGCCGTTGCGTTAAGCCCGTCTTCAGCAGTAGCCCCAACTTGAGTAATACCAGCAACAGCAATAGTAGTGTTAGCGTCAAAGCCAGCAGTACCCATATCAACGATTCCGTCCATCCCTGTAACACCAAGCGTTACCATGCCGTCGATAAACTGACCATAATCTACGTTGCTTATAGCATCAAACCCAGAACTAGAAATGTCAGAAAAACTACCATACAAGGCTTGTTGAGTTTCAGCGTCAGCTTTTACCTGCGCCAAGTCTACCTTAGCGTTATATCTTGCCATAGTCTTGGCTGAATCCGCTTGCATCCACATCATTCCAAGTGAAGTAACCGGACTAGCCAACACAGATGCCCACTGCAAAGCAGTAGACTGCTGAGGCATCGGCTGAATTGTGGGGGTCTGCGACAAGGCTAATGCCATTACAGCCGCACTAGCGGCCTGTCCGTCTCCTGCCGAGGCTATAACAGATAAAGCATCATACTTTGCTTTAGATGCCACCGCATTAGCTTCAGCCGCCTTTTGAACTGCCTCATAATATTGACTTGCAGTAGATGCACAGCCGCTTAAAATAAATAAGCTTACAACTAAAAGTAAATTTTTCATTTAGAATCTTCCTCTGCTCCTAAAAGTTTTCTTGCACGGCCTAAGTCATTTAAAAAGGCCTGCTTGCAATGATCCTCGTCCCATTTTTGAAAAATAAAGTTAATTGTTTTTTCAGTCTGCTTCCAAACTTGCTCATCATTCAAACGATAGGCTCTGCCAGAAATAGACTCATTAGGATTGTCAGAAAATAAAACAGCAGTGTTTACTAACTGGCTTGTTGCATCTCCAACGCGGATAAGGTATTGTACTACTTTATTCATTGTAACTCCATTTATCTAATAAAATATACAAAAGAACTAACTGAAATAGATATAATAACCCAAAACAATCTTTCTGAAATTCTAACACTCTTTGAATTTATAATCAAGTTTTCTGTTAAGTCTCTAATATCATCTTCCTGATCGTCTAGGCGTTTCTCGTGCCTGTCCATGCGCTTGAACACAGACAGCATTTGCTCTTCAACCCTTGCAATCTGTGATACCGCTTCAGTTAGCTTGTCGAGCTTTTGCTCAATCCGGTCGAGCCTATGTTCTTCTCCCACATTCATTACTCTTATTCTTTAGGCCAATCGTTAAAAGTCGAAGGATTATCTGGTGTACCTGCTATTAACTCCACAAGCTCTTCGTGAGTAGTTACTGCGTTGATCTGAGCTTCCATAGAGTTTGAGGTAGTGCGTACCGCCGCTCTGTATGTCGTAACGTCAGCAGGAATAGCGGCGTCAGTTTCAGCTTTGCGTACAACGTACCAATCAGTAGGGGCCAACAAGCCACCTGCCTGCGCTTTGACTTTAACGCACTCTTGAGACTTTAGACCCAGCGTAATGATTGGGTTGCCAAACTGGTCAAAAGCAGGCTCACCGTCAGTTTCGTCTACTTCGTGTACGTCATCAAGTGCCTTGGGTACGTCTGCCGCCCAGTAGAAACGTGGGTCAAACGGAGCAGGGTCATCTACCCATACTAGACCAGCCGCAGTCTTTTCATCGTCTGACCAAGACCCCCAGTTAGATGGGTGCTTAATTTCGTTATCATCCGTCCAACTTTTGCCTGCGCGAATGACGCTATTGTTGTATGTCCATGCCATTGTTGTTACCTCGCGTTGGCGTATTTGAAGGGCATCTCTGCAAATGCCATGTAAAATATGGTGTCGCTAGAGCCATTAAAGTTGTTGGAATTGCCTCGCACCTTAAATCCGTTAGACGCAAGATCGAAACCGCCGCCAGAGTTTGAATACTCTGCGTTGCTGTCATTTGGCGACAAAACAGAGTTTGTTTCGTTGTAACCTAGTCTTTTGTTATCAACGAGCGTCCACCACTCTGTGTCATTAGTATTTTTCAAAAGAACCCAAGCTGGCCTAAACCCTGTGTAAATAAACGGGCCGTCTGCGCTTCCGTTGCCTGTAAAACTACCGAGCTTGCTGAAGCCTTCGACGCTGTGGAAGCAGTAGGCTATTTGATTTGTACCGTTTGAAAAAGTTACGGCGTTAAAAACTGAACTTGTCGGAACGGAATAACCGCTATCTACTTTTGCATCTGTGTCATTAAGCTTTAAGTAATCCATTGACCCGTCTAGTGCAGTTGTGCCTGTCCACCAGTAATTATCGCTTGATAAGTTCCGACTCTTTTGAATTACAAGTTCAGGCGCTGAAGATAAACCGTGTCCAACAGTTCCAGAACTAGATGCGTCAAACGAAACAATGCTAAAACCAGCATCAGTATTAGCTGACACGGTAGATGTAATAGTGCCGTCACTGTTGCTTACGCCTGAACCGCCAGCTTTCCAGTTCCAAGAGACATAGGTTTCAGCCGCGTTGAACGTACCGTCACTTGACGCGAGTGAAAAACCATCTGAATCAAAAGACCCGATTCCTCCAGTAAAGGTAATCTCAGCATTAGTAGCGTTTGGATAGATAAGTTTATTCGTGCCTCGCACTGCATCAGTGAGGCCATGGTATCCACCAGTGCTTCTCTTCTTCACCCAAACAACGTCAGGTTGGAAACCAACGCCGGTAATACTTTGCGTTCCAGCGTTACCCGTATACAACACAGTATTAAAGTGGTCTTGTGGGCTGTTGTTTACAGCAGGGTTAACCGCCGCCGCTGGATCAGGCAGGTTAGCCGTACATAGGGCTAGGTAGCCTGCTGGTGGTGCGTAGTGAAAGTCACCGCGTCCGTTGGCGTCTGTGTTGCCTTGTGCAGTTTTTTCGCCAGCAAAGCTAGAGTCTTGACCAAAATTAATAATATTTATGTATTCGTAGTTGCCTGTTGCTGGAACCAGATCAACACCTGCTGGAATATCTACAGTGCTATCTGTCTGTGTTTGTAGCGTCCCGTTTATACTAAACGTCAACTGGTTGTTGTCACGGTCTGCAAAAACTTGCACTATTGTCCCTGCGGGAAAACCAGCGTGGGTTCCTTGCGCTGTGCCTGCTTCAACAAAGTCCCTATTCGTCCCACCAGAATCGTCTATGCCGTAAAAAATTGAACCGTCTGTGGCGTAACTACCCCATTGTGTATTAGTAAGCACTCCAATAGAGTTGTAACACCAAGGTGATGCGCCTGTAGGAGTCTTGAGAAACAGAACTTCAAACACCCACTTGCCTGTTTTTGGTAACGGGATTGTGCCGTCACCCCACCCATAGTTACTTGCTGGATTATCTACTCTAAGGTTGCCTTGTGAAAAACTTACGTTTGCGCTGTTATCTGGTGTCGCCAAAGCATTCAACGTAGCCCAGTTATTCGTCGGGCTGTCAGGCATCTGATCCGTGACCAGTACATCGGTGCTAGTAAAATCATTTCCTTGTGTTGTTATTTCTTTAACCGAAATGTTATCAAAATAAGCTGTTCCCGGCGCTTGTAAAAAACACCTAACGTATACCGTTCCGGTTGATGAAGACGTAAAAGTAAATTGAAAATGGCCTCCTGTATTGCTGGAAGTTTCAACGCCGTCTCTACCACCCAAGGTGTATTCTACGCTAAGTCTTGCTCCGTTGGTTGTGCCTTTGTCTACGGTAGCTTCTATTGAATATGTCTTACCACTCTCAACTGATATAGCTTGATACGCACCAGCATCAAATCCGGGGCTTTCATAAACAGACAGCCTATTATTTGATAAAGCGAGCGTTGCGCCGTTGTGTGCTGTCCAACTATTAATATTAGTATCAAAAGTTCCATTGGTTACTAGCTCAGACCCAAGCACTGTAGACGCATCTTTACCAAGAAACCCAGCATCATTAAAAGGTAAATAGTAACCGTTAGTGCCGTAGCTACCTGTGTACTTCTTAGGTATCCATGTGTCTGCCTTGGTTTCGCCAAAGCTGGCTGGCGTTAGTGCAGTGCCATCAACAAAGTTTACTTCTGAGATGTAACCATCAAAGTAAGCAGTATCGTAAACGGTAGCCCCAATCGTGTGCTTGTTAGTATTGTTAACGTATCCCTGTTTGTACCGATCTGGAGCAGGATCGTCATCGTCCCAAGCAGTTATTTGCTCGCCATTAACATATATTTTAACTCTGTTTGAGTATGTTTCTTGGTTTGTGTCTTGAGCAACTACAATATGATACCAAGCTGAGGTATCTCTAAATTTTTGCGTACTGATGTACTGCCAATCATATGCACTGCCTGTGTATCCATCCCAAAGTAGCCTGTCTGATGGATCAAAATACAAAATATCTCTGTTTACACCGCCAGTACCAGCGCCCCAAATACAGTTATACCCTGAGTCTGATATGCTTGAGCGTTTAACCCAAGCACTAAAAGTCCATGTCCTCATGTTTCCCGTAGACGAGGGTGTTCTATCAAGATGTCCGGTATTGTCAAACCGTACAGAGTTGTCTATCTTATGCGGATAGAAACCCGATGAGTACATCCATTGCTGTGAGCCTACCGGACCTGACATAGTTTATCCTCAGCTAAACGCGAGTTGTGGAGCGCCGAGCAAGATGCGACCTGAAGCGGCAACAACGTAAGGCACAATGTCTGTGGTCGATGCGGCAGAAGACAGGGTAAGCCCTGCTCCGCTGGCTGTCTCGTAGTCAGTGCCAAGGGACACTGTGCGACTACCCGTACCGTCTTGGATAAACACGATAAACCCAGACTGACCCACAATCTCTGTGCTTGGGTTAGCCAAGGTCACATTACCTGTCAACGTCAGTACAAAGTTTTGGTCAGCACTAAAGTCCAGAGTAACTGATCCAGTGTTACTGGTGTCGGTTTCCGTACTAGCAACTGCCGTAGTAAATACACCTGTTGATGCAGTAGAAGCCCCAATGGTAGTGCCGTTAATTGTCCCGCCTGTAATTGCTACGTTAGACGGGGTAATTCGATCTGCTAAATAACTTGATAGATTAGCCATTAGTTAACTCCCTTAAATAGCCGCAATAATAAATGCAAGCAGTTCTGAATAACGCACACCCATGCGGTCACACTCTTCACCAGTTTCTTCGTCTGTCCAAGTGCTGTGAATAAACATTCCATAGCGCCCAGCGTCTAACCCTTCAGCTTCAAATGCGGCCTTCAAGTCTTGCGCGATAATTCCAAAATGAATACGGGCTGTTTCGTCGCTTTCTGTATTGTCATCTTTACTTTCTACAGCACTCTTCCATCGGTACTTACGCAGAAGTGCCTTAGCCGCTACAGCTACGCGAGTCTCTGCTTCTGTTAGCTCTTCAATGTCTTGCTTTTCTCTAGCGTCTGAAGTGTTGATAGTGCCATTAGTAGCATAAAGATCATCAAACCGTTGAGATCCAGCACCTAAATCTATTACGTTGTCTGAGAAAGCACCGTTTTTGTACGGATACCAAGTGGTAGAACCGTAGTAAACTCCTGAATCAGCGCCACTGCCGTGTATAACAAGCTGGTTGGTTACAGCTTTTAAAGTTCCTGCAACGGTGCTTCCAGTTTTAATCTCTAGGCCACCAGAGCCAACACTTACTTTACCGCCTGCGGGGTTAAGGGCTATATCTTGAGCGCCTGCCGACAGGTTTCGTGATTGAAGAAAACCAATGGCGGTTCCACCACTGTTATCCATACCAAACTCAAACTGGTTGTTAGCGTTGCCGCCTTGTATTGAAAACTGTGGTGACTGAGAACCAAGTGCTCCGTCAGCATCTGCTGTTGCCCCAGCGACCTGTAGCTTATAGAGGGGATCGCTTACGCCAATACCTACGTCACCAGAGCTATCAATACGCATACGCTCTGCGTCATTTGCATAAACTGCTAAATGATCGGTTGAGTTATCGTAGAAAAACCCACCCCTAAAGTCATCGTCAGTGTCTCCAAATAAAAGACCCCCACTTTGGTCAGTGGGTGTTTTTACTTGAATGTACGATGCGCCAGACGCATTTTGTACTCTTAAAGAAGCACTGGCATGAAATGCATCTCCTGAGTCTGTTCCAATTAATACCCGCTCTGAGCTATCAATCGTAATCGCCGTGCTTGTAGCACTGTCAACAATACCTAAGCTAGGAGCAGTTCCTGTTTGTGGGTACAACTGCCACGTTGAGCCGTCATAGACCATAGTGACAGAGACGCCGCTTACGTCCATTACTAGGTCGGCGGCTACACCTTCAATAGTAGAACTGTTACGCCCTACAGTCAGGTTTGTAGTCCCCCAAGCGTTGCCGTCTGCAATAATAACTTGATCGCCCGCAGAAGGGCTTGCAGGCAACGTAATCGTAAACGCGCCTCCAGCAGTGCTTGCAATAACACCCTCATTCGCAGACATGGTGTAATTTGCAGTCTTTACTAAATAATCAATGCCACCGACTACATCACCAAATGATAGTGTTCCACTACCGTTCGTAAGAAGTGCTTGACCGTTTGATCCGTCGCTAGTTGGATATGTAAGAGAGTTTGCTACCAAAGCACTAAACGTACCTGCGGCGGCAGTAGATGCACCAATAATTGTGCCGTCAATATTTCCACCATTTACATCAGCAGTAGGAATTGTAACCGTACCTGTAAAGGTGGGTGAGGCCGTAGGAGCCTTAGCATTTAACTGAGTTTGAATAGCAGAGGTAACGCCATCAACATAGTTAAGTTCTGCCGTAGTAGCTGTAACACCATCTAGGATGTTTAACTCTGCTGTAGTACTTGTTACTCCATCTAGGATATTTAATTCCGCTGTAGTGCTTGTTACACCGTCCAAGATGTTAAGTTCTGTAGCTGTTGCACTAACTACTACATCTTCATTTATCTTGGGAGATGTTAGCGTTTTGTTTGTTAGCGTATCAGTTGTTGCTTTACCTACCAGCGTATCTGTAGCCGCAGGAAGCGTTACTGTTACGTTACCGCTATATGCGCTATGAGCCGCTGACTGAAGCTGTGTATAATGAGCATTGCTAGCTTCACAATACAATTTTATATTAGATACAGAACCGCCATTCTTTAAAACAAGTTCGCCTGTCTGTATATCTACATTACCATCAATTCTAACTACACCTGTTCCGTTAGGCGTAAGAGCAATATTACCATTAGATGTAGAAACTAAACCATTACCATTTACATCTAGATCACCGCCTAACTGTGGTGTAGTGTCTTCTACAACATTAGAAATAGCACTAGACGTAGCCAAACCTGCGACTAGTGTAGAACGTGAAATCTTCTTAAGGCCACCACCTGACGTATCTACAGCTAAAAGAACATCATCGTTAGCTACCGAAGATATTTCTGACAAATCACCTACAGCAGTTGGATTAAAATTTGTTCCATCTGCAATTAAAAGATGACCAGCCGTGTTGGTTGCCATGACAAGATCATCACCACTAATGGTCAAATCACCCGAAATGGTAAGATTTCTTATTCCTGTATAATCTTTGTTTGCATCTAAAACAACAGCTTTAGAAGCAATAGCCGTTCCTACTGCGGTACTTCCTAAATCTAACGCATTTAGTTCACCTACAACGGCTGTAATTCCGTCTAGAACATTTAACTCTGCGGCGGTACTGGTAACTCCATCAAGAATGTTTAATTCTGCGGGAGTAGACGTAATAGCTACTCCTCCTACTTGAAGCGTTGTTGCGTTTACTTCTCCAGAAGAACCATAAATAACAGCTTTACTGTTTACAATAGTTCCTGCACTAGAGCCGTCTGTTAAATTTATTTCTGCCGCAGTTGATGTGACGCCGTCTAAAATATTAAGTTCAGCAGTTGTAGAGGTTACGCCATCTAACAAATTAATTTCTGTTGCAGTGGCTGTAACGCCATCCATAATATTAAGTTCGGCGGCTGTCGCAGTAATTGCAGTGCCATTAAAGTTAATAGCATCTAAATAAGCTGTACCATCAATATAAATGTCTTTCCATTCTTTTGTAGAACTTCCAAGATCATAAGTATTATCCGCATCTGGAATAATATTTGATGCTACGTCTGCGGTAAGCGTAATACTATCTGTATCAGCATTACCAAAAGTAAGGTTGCCTGAGATTGTTGCATTACCAGTAACTGTTAAATTACCGCCGATGCTAAGATCATTAGTAGCTGTAACATTTCCTGTCAGCGTTGACGTACTTGTCACAGCCAGCGTAGAGCTTAAAGTTGTAGCTCCCGTCACCCCTAGCGTTGTTCCAACTGTAGCGGCTTCATTAACTGTAAGGGTGTCAATAGTTGCTGTACCATCTAAATAAAGATCTTTAAACTCTAAAGAGCTAGTACCAAGATCAATATCATTATCGGTTACTGGTACAATAGCGCCATCTTGAATACGAATTTGCTCTACTGCGGCACTAGAGACTTCTACATAAAAACCCCAACGATTATTAGTACTATCTACTTCAATTTTATTTAAAAAATCTAAATCACCAATTTTAAAAATATTACCGCCCTCAGCCGCTGTGCCATCATGTCGATGTCCAGTAGATGTTGCGCTTGTAGAAGAATAAGTAAAAGCGTTTACTAACTGATTATATTCATCATTAAAAAGTGAGGCTGTTATTGTATCGCCATCTGAAAATGTACTTTGTCGTGTATAAGTTTGAGCCATTGCTATCTCCTACCTGATGGCATATAATCAAAATAAAAACCATTTATTGCGTATGGTAATCTTTTATCGTTTGTTCTAATCCTAACGCTAGTTGTTTGACCACTGCCTGTAAGAGTTGTCCTAACCATAGGATCGTTTGTTCCTCCAAAAGTTGCAGTATTAAAAACAGAACTTCCAAAAATAGCTGGTAGAGGAATATCAGACAATGTAATATCTGAGGGCTGTGGAATATTTGCATCTTCATAGTCATATCTAATTCTCATAACAGGAGTAACTGCTCCTTCAGGAGAAATAGAAGTACGAATATATTTTAAAGTTTTACGAGTTCCTATATCACCAAAGTCAAGATCGGGTGTTTTATAGGTAGCTAAAATATCTTGTTCGGCACCCGCTAATAAAAAACTATTTCCACTATCATGGTTATAAACATAACCGTCTTTATCGCCATTAAATTTTTGTTCTATACCTTGATAGTCAATAGTAGAACTTAAACCAAAAGCTTGTATTCCTTTAGTTTCAGACCATTCAAAACCTTGTCCTGTAAAAGTACCTAAAATACCTTTAGCGTCTGCTGAAGATGATCCAGCACCAGAATAAAAAAGCCGATACTGTGACTTAGATCTAAGCACACAGCTATCAATAACATAAGAATCAATACTGTTTGTAACACTTGTCAATAAACTTTGAATCTGTCTTGAAATAGAGCTTAACTCTGTGTCACCAATACGGGCTGTACCAGCAACGGTTCTTATGCCATCGGGAGCTAGAAAAACAAGATCGCCTCCAATTTCTTGGATACTATAACCACTCAAACAACCAACATTTTCTGCAATTGGATCTATTCTTGTATTTGAAGGAGTATTAATTTCTACAAGCTTATGAAGGCTGTTTCTAGCAAAAACAATTAAGTCTGTTCTAAAACCTTTAACACCTTGAATCTGATCTGATATTGTTACAGAACCTGAACCAGTGCCTGAAAAATTATTAGGGTCGTTATAAACACTATAAAATACAGTGTTTAAATTATCTTGTACTCCTGCCGCAATTAAATGATGGTCATGAACAGTAATATATTTAACACCTTTTGTTCCTGTAACTGTTACTTCTTCTGCAAAAAAAGTACGGGTGCTTAATACATCAGTACCCTCCATACGAAATGCAAAAATTTTATTTGAGCCATCAGCAATAAACACTTCGCCATAATCAAAATC